TAGAGCTGATTGTAACAAATGGTGTGTTCCGGGAGGGAGGATGGATCCGGGCGAGACAATAGAAGAGTGCGTAAAGAGAGAAGTCAAAGAAGAAACTAACATCGACGTTGCCCTTGACGATTTATTTTGCGTTTACTCTGACCCAAAAATCGGGACGTTCCGCCGCTACACCGAAGACGACTTCTCTCAGCATATGATAGATATTTTTATGATTGGCTATCCTACCAGCTATAATATAAAGAAGAGCGACGAAAGTCTGGATGTTAAATTTTTTAAATTTAAAGACATACCAGACAACCTAGTACCTACTGTATCCAGAGCAATCAAAGACTACGACACTATTTATAGATTAAAGAAAAAAGCCATTTTAAGATGAAAAAAGTATTAATTACAGGAATTCTCGGCCAAGACGGGTCTAACATGGCAGAGCTCCTTCTGGAGTTAAACAGTATTAGCAGAGTAAGGGAGATGAGCATCAACAGTAAAGTTTACGGCATGATGCGCCGATCCGGCTCGCCTAACTATACTAACATTAAAAGCTTCAGAAAAAACCAAGACTTTGAACTTGTCGACGGGGATCTCTCTGATAGCGCCAGCATTGACAACTTAGTTAAAAAAATACAGCCGGATTTTCTCATCAACTTTGGAGCCAATTCTTTCGTCGCTGATAGTTGGAACGTCCCACTTAGCGTCCTAGACGTGAACACTGGCGGGGTAGTGAGATGCTTAGAGGCTATTAGAAAATTTAAACCCGACTGTAGGTTTTATAGCGCTGGTTCTTCCGAAGAGTTCGGCGACGTAGACTATAGCCCGCAAGACATTAAGCACCCTGTTAAGCCAAGAAGCCCTTATGGCGCGTCAAAAGCTGCGGCTCGTCACATGGTCAAGGTTTATCGCGAGTCTTACAATCTCTATGCAGTACACTCTATTCTTTTTAACCACGAAGGAACAAGAAGAGGAGAAGAATTCGTAACTAGAAAAATTACGAAAAAAGTTGCAGAAATAAAACACGCATTAGATAATAATTTATCTTTTAAGCCGCTTGAACTAGGCAACATAAACTCAAAAAGAGACTGGAGCGACAGTAAAGATTTTATGAGAGCAGTCTGGTTGATGCTCAACCAAGACGAGCCAAAAGATTACGTTTTATCAAGCAACGAAACTCATTCTGTTAAAGATTTCGTGTCCAAAGCTTTCGCAGCAGCAGGAATCCCCGGCCTTTGGAGCGGCGAAGGAATGGCGGAAAAATTTAGGCTTTTTCAAGAGAATGACGTTCTGGCTGAGATAAATAAAAAATTTTACAGGCCCGCAGAAGTAGATATTTTACACGGAGACTCGACACCTATAAGAGAAGAACTGGGATGGGAACCCAATATTTCGTTTGACAAACTGGTAGAAAGTATGGTAGAAAATGATCTAGCGATTTTAAAGCGTGATTTGCTTTAATATCTCAGCATGCTAGACATGCTTCATGCGATCAGCAAACATGATTTAAATCCAAAAAAACGAAACATTCCCCGAAAAAGGGTCTCTCAATAAAATTTTCAAAAATACTAGACGCGTATGCGACGTAGCAAAAAAAACCCAACCATAAATCAGCTGATAATTGAAAAATTTTTAAAAGACCCAAACGCAATATGGAAAGATAAAAATTCCCGAATGAGAGAATTAGGAACAACCAAGAAGCTTTTATCCAAATACCCCAATAAAAGATTTTGGTTTAGAATGAACATACCTTTCGAAATGGAATCTTTGCTTTGGTTTCTTACCCCAAAAGGAAAAGAATATGTATTGACCGAGTGGAATAAATTTAAACTTGACTTAGTAGCAGAAAAGAAATATTCTATTGGAAGTCGCAAGATCGGCAAAGCCAAGAAGATAAATAAAACAAAAACCCTTTTAGAATTTTTAAGAGATGGCAGCGAAAAAAAAGAATGACCAGTTAGGCCCAGTGGGTCAAATCCAGCAATACCTCAAAGAGCACAAGCAGGATCACTACAACTTTGAGACAGAGACGGATTATATCGTATCTAGCGGTAGCTTGATCCTAGACATGAACATGTCAGGAGGGCTTCGTGCCTCAATCATCCGCGCTAGTGGGGTTTCAGAAGGGGGTAAAACCTCTTGCGCCTTATCTTTTGCTAGAAACTTCCAAAAAGACGTCGATAACTCTATGGCCGTTTATGTCAAAGCGGAAGGGCGATTGTCTCCCGAAATGATCGAAAGGTCAGGGGTAGACACCTCTGATGAGAAGTGGTTTATTTATAAATCTAACATTTATGAAAGTGTTTTAACCCTAATGGAACACTTAATAAACGATAACCCGACTGATAAAAAATATTTTTTCATAATTGACTCAATGGACGCTCTCGTCTCAAGAGGCGATGTTGATCGCTCTTACAACGAATCTAACAAGGTCGCAGGAGGCGCGGTATTAAGCTCTAACTTTCTCAAAAGAATGGCCCTACCGATTAGCACCAGAGGGCATATCTGTTTCTTAATTTCTCAAGTAAGAAGCAAGGTTAGCATTAACCCTTACGAAAAAACCGATCCAAAGCTTACTAATGCTTCGGGAGGAAACGCCCTGCTGCACTTCTCGGATTGGATCCTAGAGTTCCAACCTAGATATAGTAAGGAGCAAATAAAAGACCCTAAAGCCACCAAAGAAGATGCTTCAAGCGGACACTGGTGCAAGGTAGTTTTCCGTAAGACTCCGAACGAGACAACAGGAATGGAAGTTAAGTATCCAATAAAATACGGGAGAACTAACGGCAAAAGCATTTGGGTTGAGTATGAAGTTTTTAATACTTTGGTTAAATGGGGATTTGTAAAAAGAGCAGGCTCTTGGGTAACTGTTGACGAAAAGTTGGTCGAAGAATTAAAATCTAACAACTTAGAGATACCAGAAAAAATCCAAGGAGAAGACGCTTTTACAGCTTATCTCGAAGAAAACCCAAAGTTGTGCGAATTTTTGTTTCGAAAACTTAAAAGGGCGTTGACTTTGGCGGTATGAGGCTCTTAAATATTAACGGAAGACTCATAAGCAAAAACGTAACTAAATACAAAGTAGACTGGGACAAAAAGTGCAGATCAAAAATACAGTTCGCAGCGAAAAGTTTTTTCAGAGACTATTGGGAGAACCATATTTGCTACGAAGAATTTCCCGTCTTCGGAACAAGACTAAAAGTGGATTTGATAAATTTTACGCGTAAAATAGCGGTCGAAGTTCAAGGAGATCAACATAATCAATTTAATAAGTTTTTTCACGACAACTCAAGACAAAAATACCTAGACTCAATAAAAAGAGATATGAAAAAAATAAACTGGTTAGAATTAAACGAATTCAAGGTCTTAGAAATAGATAAGGATGACATCCCAAATCTTACAAAATCCTATATTCTAGAAGGATTTGGAATAGAGATTTAAATATAAGTGTAATATATGTCAATGAGTAACAAAACACAGTACGATACAATGCCTCGAAACCTACTCGACAACCTTAGCGAGATGTCATATGGCGGCTACGTGCTGTTTAGCTTTGACGGATCCGCTAAACCGCAGGTTCACTCTCAAATAGATGACGACCTAAATGCAATGTCTTTACAGTATTTTATCAAAAACTGGTCAGAGGCAATGGAGGAAATTTCAAGAGAAAGTTTTTTAAAAAACATAGCAAACAGAATAGAAGGAAATGACGAGGAAGGTTACGAAGATGAGTGACACAAATATATCGGATTACTACCCAAACGAAAAAAAGAGTACAGAGCTTCCGGGCTTTGGCGCGCCCCCGTCTCTAACCGCAGGAGAAGCTGCGGAACCAGCGACAGAAGCCCCTGCCCCCGTAAGCGATGCAGCTCCTGAGGAACGAAAAGAGCCCCTTGGGATAGAGCCAACCGAGGTAACTGATTTAGGAATAGATCTTCCAGACATTCCACTTCCTGACGACGAACCTCTTAAAGAAGGAGTTAAGGATGTTTTTAAAGATGCCGCTTTCAATTTCGCTATTGTTGGAGTTGGGCAAGGAGGCTCGCGACTAGCAGAGTCATTTTGGAACTTAGGGTACAGAAGGGTTGGCGTTATAAATACTGCCCAGCAAGATTTATCCCTTATTAAAGTACCCGAAGAAAACAAACTTTTAATAGGAGAAGGAGGAGCGGGCAAAAACCCTGAAGTAGCAGATGAAGTATTCCGCACGAAGTACGAGGATATTCTCGATTTCCTCAAAAAGACTTTTGGGGCCGGATTTGAAAGAGTGTTGGTTTGCGCGGGGGCTGGCGGAGGAACCGGAGCAGGAGGAGTGGCGAAAGTCATAGAGGTTTGCCATGACCTCAACCAGTCTCTTGGCAAAGAGACAAAAGATACAGACGCCAAAGTTGGATGTGTACTAGCTCTTCCGACAAGATCAGAAGGGATCAAAGTCCAAGACAACTCCAAGAAAACTGCCGGCAAGATAGTAGATCTCCAGAAAGCAGGAGTGGTGTCTCCTTTGATTATTTTAGATAACGAAAAAATCAAGCAGCTTTACCCAAGGCTTACGGTCAATCAGTTCTGGACTACCGCAAACAACAGCATCTGTTCGATTTTTCATTTGTTTAATAAAATCTCAGCTAAAGAATCGGCCTATGCAACTTTTGATAAGGCCGATCTGGACACGATCTTTTCTTCTGGAATAATAATGTTTGGCGCAACGCCAATTAAAGATTTTTCTGATACTGGGATTTCTCACGCTATTAGAGACAACTTAAGAAAAAATATTCTCGCCGGAATAGACGCTTCGACAGGCAATATTGCGGCTTGCGTTATCATAGGGGATAAAAACTCCCTCGACAATATACCTCAGGCCAGCCTAGAACACGGATTCGAGCAACTTAGCCGGATAATGGGCTCTGACTCTATGGTGCATCGCGGTATTTACGCAGGGGCAAAAGAGGGCTTGGCGGTTTATACTGCTATCGGAGGGTTAAAGGCTCCTTCCAATCTCTTCGACTACTTTTTTGAAGTAGACAGATTCTATAGATAGTAAATGTCTTTATATTCTATTCAAATTGAGAAGTACGTTCTTGGCGGACTTCTCAAACACCCAGATGTTTTATCTGAAGTAGATAGCTATCTCACTTTAGCTGACTTCTACAACGAAGTTCATCAGTCTATTTTTTCCGTAATCAGAAATAGTCACATCGCAGGGGAAACTGTAGACAGGGTGCTCGTATCTAATAAGATATTAAGCCTAGGAATTACGGCAAAAGACGAAGTAGGCATATACGATTATTTGGAAGCGATAGAGCTTTCCGCGCCAAAGCCAAAAGCGATTCCGGAGTACTCCAGAGAACTAATAAAATACCGCATCAGAAGGGAAATAGATGAAACAGCAAGCAATATTCAGGACTATGTAAAAAACTCCAGAGAAGATTCTGCGGATGATATTATAGCAAAATCTGATTCTATTTATTCCCAAAAAATCCTTTCTTACGAATTAGACGATAATCCCGAAAACGTATTTGAAAGCTTACTGGACGACGTAGAAGAAGCGGGAGAGAACCCTTCTGACGACACAGGACTAGTAACCCCCTATCCAGAATTCAACAGGCTTTTTGGAGGGCTCAGGGACGCAAATATATACGCCATAGTTTCTCGTCCCGCACAAGGGAAAACTACTTTTATAAATGATATTTGCCTAAAGACTTCCGTCATAAACAAAATCCCCGCTTTGGTTCTCGACACAGAGATGTCTACTAAAGAAATAAAATTTAGAATGGCGGCGGCTGAAACGGGAATCCCGCACTGGTATCTGGAAACAGGTAACTGGAGGAAGAACGAAGAAATGTATAAAAAATTCAGAGACTACCAAGAGAACTTTGAGTCTAAATTTAACGACAGTAAATACTTCCACTATCATGTAAAAAACAAAACTGTAGACGAGGTCTGCGCAATAATTCGTCGTTGGCACATGAAACACGTCGGACGCGGAAACAAGTGTGTTATCGCTTACGACTATGTAAAGCTTACTGGCGAAAAAGTAGACAAAAACTGGGCAGAGTATCAAGCCATAGGCGAAAAAATAGATAAACTTAAAAGAATATCAGAAGAGCTTTCTGCGCCAATCATCACCGCCATGCAGATGAATAGGTCAGGAGAAAGTCACAACAGGAACAGCAGAAACCTAACTGATGATAGCTCCGCGATTTCTCTTTCTGACAGGCTTCAATGGTTTGCTAGCTTTGTTGGAATATTCCGGCGTAAGACCCTTGACGAAATAGCGGTAGACGGACAGGGCTACGGCACCCATAAACTCCTTCCTATAAAAACAAGATTTCAAGGAAAGGACGCAGCCGGTCACCAAGACTTAATTCGTAGACCTATTATAGAAGAGAACAACGGCGCTGAAGTTCACAGGGAAGAATGGTCTTATAACTATTTAAATTTTGAAGTCTCCAACTTTTCAGTTGAAAGCAGAGGGTCTCTTCAAAATATCGTCGACCAAGTTAGGCAACGTTTTGATATCGCTGAGCAAAGAGTAGCTGGGGATGGCGATACTAGCCTATGAATGACATAAGAGATATTTTAGACGATTTAGGATACGTCGTTTACGATAATGGCCGGGAGTTTAGAATGAACCCCTTGTACAGAGACTCAAGCAGCAGTTCTGTTCTAAGAGTTTACAAAGACACCGGGTGGTTTACTGATTTCAAAGCCTGCAAAGCGGGGCCATTCGAGGAGCTAGTTAGACTAACTCTAGGAGTGCAAACCTTAGAGCAAGCAAGGTCTTACATTTATAAAAATTATGATTTTGTCAAGCCTAAGAAGAAACAAACCAAACTGGAATGCGATAAATTTTTACCCAAAGAGCTTTTACTCAATCTAGTACAAGATCATTCCTACTGGAACAAAAGAGGCGTAAGCATAGAAACCCTTGAGATTTTCCAAGGAGGGGTAGCAACTAGAGGAAAGTTCTACCAAAGGTATCTTTTTCCTATTTTTAACAGCAGAGGCAAACTGGTTGGAGTAACCGGAAGAGACGTAAGCGGAAAAAATCCTATAAAATGGCTCCATCAAGGTTCAACCTCTAAATGGGCGTACCCTCTTCAGATAAATTATAAAATTATAAAACAAACAGAAGAAATAATCATAGTAGAAAGCATTGGGGACATGCTTTCTTTGTGGGAGGCCGGTATTAAAAACTGCGTTGTCACGCACGGAGTTAAGCTCGGCTCCCGATTGCTATCTACAATTTTAAAACTTAACCCAAAAAGGATTATAATAGC